GCTAAAATTAAAAATACCCACACCTGCATTATTTGGTGTTGTTTTAAAAACACCTATTCTTGATGAAGTATTACTTAATGATATTGCACCACTTTTTATATGAACCTCTGCAACAAATTTAACCCTTGTTTGAAACCCTACTGCATCATCATTTGATACTACAAATATCACATCTTGTCCAACAGGTAATACTGTCTTAGCAGGTTGTTGTTCTATAATTGAATTTGCCATATTCTAAAATTTTGTAAATGTTGTTAAATACATATCTTGTATTTTGTTTTTTAATATTGGTGCTATGCCTTCTTGCAATTCTGAATACAAGGTACCAAAAGGTTTTGTAAAAAAACTTGTGCTTTTTATTCCTTTTTTTTGTATTGACTTAGATATTGCAAAAGCCAATGACTTGCTTTTAATAAATTGACCTGCTCCTTTTATTGTACTATTTTTATTTTTTCTGTATTTCTTTAAAGACTTTCTGCCTTTTATTCCTTTTTTCTTAACCCATTCTTCTATTACTGCTACAGGTGGCATTTTATCAGAATATGCAAAATCAGAACTAACTACTTCGCCTCTCCAATTTGTGTATGTTTGCGCCCCTTGCGGCTCATTACCAGACACACCTTGATTTACGTATGTTCCATAATTTAGCATATAGAACATAATTGATATTTTTTCCTCTGTTTCATTATATACAACCTCTGACCTTATACTATTGCTTAAATTAGTTTTACCTTTTTTTACAGCATCTAATTCCGCCTTTGCTTGACTTACTACTTTGTCTGCAAATTCTTGAAAATAAGTTTGTAATTCAGATATGTAGTCTTCTTCTTCCATTATATTAAGCCAACAAATAATTCTACTTGTACATCTGTTGTTGCTCTTGGTCTAACTTGTAGTGTTACAACATCTTCTAAAGTACCAAAAGCAGGTGTTGTATCTGTTTCACCTATTGCTGCCGTATCTGCTTGACAAAGTATATGAGAATTACCTGCCGTTAATACAACTTGATAGTTTGTGTTTTCTGTTACTACTGCTAAATCAACTACTTGGTCTGTACTTAAATTTGTTACTCGTATGTATTTACAATTTTCCAAATCTAATGCACCTGCCGCTCCGTGTGGTGTTGAATTAAATACCGCTATTGTTGTTGTGTTTGAGTGTGCGCAAGTCAATATACGTTCCATAACATCTACTATTCCAGTAGTTGTTACAGTATTTGTAGAGCCACGTAACGCACCGTTGAGTGTTACACTTTCGCTAATCGTTGTTACTAAATCTGCCATAATTATTTTTTGTTTTTATTATCTATTTGTTTTAATTTTTTGATTGCCCAGTTAACGCCACTTGTACCGCCCCAGCCTAACCAAGCTACATAACCCCTATCCTTCCAAGGAGTGCTTTTATTTTCAGCGCTAACCTCTGCGTTTTTTTCGTGTCTTTTAAATGAAGCCATTCTTGAAATCGTGTCTCTCGAAATCTTAGTTTTTGAGCAGAGCTGGTTGGCTCTGGTTAATCCAGTTTTCGTCATTCCTTTTACTTCGTCCCTACCGTGTTCTTCTATCCAACGTAAAACCTTACAAGCGTTATTACTAGCGCTTTCTGGGTAGTCATTATAAGTTTCAAACTTAACGCTAATAGCTTCTAATTTTTCTAATAAATCGTCGTAGTTCATATATGTATTGTTATCTTAAAAAATCCTATTGTTATTTTATATTTTCCTATTTTAAATTTCATTAGTACCCTGCGCCTAAATCTGTTACTGGTATATTACAAGTTTGGAAATCATCTATAACTTGTATACCGACACTAAACGACCAACCGCATAATAAATTATCAAATCGTTCTTGAAAGGGTTCTATTGTAAATTGACCAGTTGTAAAATATTTTGGAAAATTAATATCGTTTGTACCTGCTAATGATTGTCTTGAGCTATGTCTTAACATACCAATAATATCAGTAGCAATATCTAATGTTTGATTCCAAATTTCTTGTTCGTTATTTTTTTGATTAATTAATTTTGTCAATTCACTTTGCTGCTTTGTCTGACTAGCCATATCATTATCTGCTAAATCACAAATAAATATTTGAAAATTATATGTTAAAGAACTATCTCCAGTTGTTACGTTTGTAGGGTTTATATGCATTAATGGCAGCTTTTGCATCTTTTGTAAATTTATCTGAAATATATCACCAACAGATACGCTATGTACCTGGTCGTGATATTCACCCAACCTACATAAAAAATTTGTTACATTATTATACGACTTGTTTTCTACCATAATTTATTTTATTTTGTTGATTTAAATCTGTTTCGTATGTTAGCCATGTTAAACATTCTAATAAATTTAATTTAGTAATTGCTCCTAATTTACTTATATCTTGATTGCATAATCTATGCATTACGCCAAACCAACCCCACTTTTTTGCGAAGGTTTCAGGAATTTTTCCATCATCTTCAACTTTTGCCCCTCTACCAAAGACAACGGCAAAATCATTATAAATATTCTTACGAAAGTCCAAAAAAAAACCAGCACTTGTTGTACTTGCTCTGCTGACATTTTTTTCATTTTTTCGGCTCGTATCTTTATATTACCATCATAAGCCTCTATTGTATATACATCGCCATCCTTTGCTGTTATTGGTCTAAATAGTATTGCCATTATTTCTGGTAAATTTTTTTGCAAATCATTACTCATAAATGTTTCCAAATCTGCATATTCGCCTAATGTTATTTCTGACAAATCTGGATGCATACCGTACTCAACATTATCTATTATTGTTGTGCATCTTAAAACCTGTTGTATATCTATTTTACCTAAACGCTCAAATAAATTTGTTACATCGCGTAATGATAATTTTTTAATTATATTTTTTGGTAAATCTGATAATACTGCGATAACTTCTAATGCTTCTTTTGACTGTGTGTCAATTTCACTCATATTTAGTTGCATGAATTTTTCAAGTGTCACCTCTTCCCAGCTTTCAACAACATTGTATGTTTTTGTTTTTTTACCTTTTTTTATTTTTACTTTCATATATTATATAATAGAAATTGTTGATATTTAGTTTAAAGTATTATATTTGCCGCGTTTTAGTTAGTAAATTAATTTGAAAAGGGGAGCTTGAACGTGCGGGGCTTCCCTTTTATTGTACATAATATTTACCTAAATTCGGATTGTCTAAATGATAAATTATATTATATCTAACTGCATCTATTCCGTGATTGTAAGCGTCAACAAATAACTTAGAACCCTTATCAGCATATATATAGTTATTAAATTCTTTAGCTAAATTGATTGACTCTTTAGTTATTATTATATCATAATCTAACATTCTAGTTATACCACTTTCAATCGTTCCTTTTTTTACTGGTTTTATATTTACTCCTAAATGTCTTAGGTCTTCTATTAGTCTTGGCTCTGCGCTATCTCCTATTATTAATTTATCGTTTACCTTTTCTAATATAAGCTCTGCTAGTTGATGAGACTTTAATCCGTTTTTGTATAAATGTTCTTTTAAATATATTATCTTTTTCTTTTTATCTATTGCCACCTCTACTAAGCTATCTGGGTCAACACTAAAACCAAAGTCCATACCGCAGCTAGTTTGTAATCCGTCTGGATTAAATTCTCCTATTGACCAATTCTCAAAGACTACACCCTCTGCTTTTTCTAACCACCCACCGAGTATTTTATGTTTGTACTTTTTAAAGTTCCTATGCTTTATAGCCTCTACGCGCTCTAGGAAGCTCTGAGAGAGATTATCTTTATTATCTAGGTATGTACTATGGATATAACATATATTGTCTCTAACGCCATTAAAACCAGCCTGTACGCCTTTATCTTCAAAAAACCTTTTATATATCCAATGTTCTTTTGTTACTGGATTTAATATAAGTATGATTCTATTTTGTATTCCCTTTTCTCTTATACTTAAATCAATTGTATCAAAGATGTCTTCGTCTATTAATTCTTCAGCTTCGTCTAGTACCCAGCAACTTATTCCTTGTAAAGATTTTAAACTTGCAGTTTGGTTACCAGCGCTTGTCTTTATACCTCTAAATAAAATATCGCTATTGTTTTTAATGTTTATTACTTCAGCTTTATTTATACTAAATATATTGTCATAACCTAACAAGGTTATCTTTTCTAAAAATTCTGGTATTATAGATAGGTGCGCAGATACCATAGTAAACCTAGTAAATAATACTCGTATACCTGCGGTCATAGTAAGTAACGTAAGAAATACAGTTGCAGCAAAAGATTTACCAGACCCTCGACCCCCAGTTATTATAAAGTATCTAGCGTCTGAATCAAATAGCGGATTATATTTTTTACTCAGTTTCAGAATCTATAAATGTTATTAGCGGCATATTTAAAGTTTCTTCGTTGCTAGTTACATCTACTCTTTGTTGAGGTCGACCGTAAAAATATTCAAAGTATAACTTGACCGCCCATTGTTCTTTTTTCTCTAAACCTTTTTTTAATGACTCTAAAGCTAAGTCGTTTAAAGGTGTTAATTTTTCTATTAGCTTTTGTTCTTCAGCTTTTGGCTTACGCCCAGCTCCTATTCTTTTTCCGCCGTGTGTACTCATTTTGAAATAATTTGATTAATCAAGTCTTTATATATAATAGATTTTATTCGTATTCGTTTGGTAACATTAACTTGATATTTAATTCTGTTAGCGCCCAAATTCTTATTTGGTCTGCATATATCTCAAACTCTTTACTATTCATTTTTGCCGTACTTTTTACTTTTTGCAAACCTATTTGTTTATCGTTTACCTCTATACTTTGCCAAAGACTAGCAAACTTTACTTTTAATGTATCGTGCATCTCGTCTGGAAAATATCCTAGCTCGTTTGCTAAAGGCTGTAC